TCCAAGCACTAGGCGTAACACCAAGACCTAAGTTGCCAGAGGTGTCCAACGTAGCCTGTGTGGTTGTGCCATTGGTCTGAAGTAGCAAAGAGCCGCTACTTGCTACGCCAGAAGAATTAAGGGTGATTTGAGCCATATCTACCTTCCTTTAAGGTGTTCCATTTGCAACAATGTTTGTTGCAGAAGTGATAATTCCAGTGGAATCCATTGATGCAATTGTAGTAGCACCATACTTAAACAACAACTTTGTGCCACTTTGGACAATCGTAAAGTTGGTTGTGTTAAATGAACTAGCAGTCAGGTTGCCAGAGGTATCCAATGTCATCCTGTTGGTGGCAGAACTGTAAGCATCATTAACAGTCTCAAAAACAAGACTTCCCGAGCCATTACCACCAAAGCGCCAAGTTTTTAGGTCTGCCCCTGCATTGCTGTTATAGGTCTGCAAATAACCCATAGAAGCACCGCTATTGCGTACCGCCAACCCCAAAGTAACGTCAGCATTGGCATTGCCAAGAATGCTTGAACTACCTACTTTCAATGTTGTAAAAGTACCCGCCGCAGGGGTTGTGCCACCAATCGCAGGGGGGATTGATAAATCTAGCGTCCCACCAAGCGTCAAACTTCCAGAAGAAGTAACAGTCCCAGACAGAGACAAGCCATTTACAGTGCCAGTTCCAGAAACAGAAGTAACCGTACCAACCTTTGAATCTGCCGAAAAAATGGTGAAGTTGGGATAAGTCCCAGTTACCGTGGTAGTGCCACTACCCGTCAAACTGACAGTCTGATCAGGCGCACTATTGGTAATCGTGAAGTTGGGATAAGTACCCGATGTGCTAATCCCTGTACCACCCGTCAAAGCCACCGTCTGATCTGGCGATGAGTTGGTAATCTGGCCTGTTGACGAGTTGTAGCTAATCCCTGTACCAGCACTCAGAGCACTTCTAGCCCTTGCATCGGTGTAATACAGGTTTGTGCCTTCAGAGATATTGGTAGAGGTAAGCGTAACCGCGCCAGTTTGACCATTGACAGACACCACCAAGTTGGTTTGGTCAATCTTCTGCCAAGCCGTACCATTAAAAATCAGCCAATCCCCAACAACCCAATCTGTAATCCCATCAAGGTTGGTAGAGCCTGAAGTGCCGACAATGTAGTAGTAGTTTGTTGTGCCAACCCCAGAGGCTAGGGCGGGAGAGTTTGTGGAGGCGTTCCATGTGCCTTGATAAGACAAGCCACCAGAGATTGCATTGATCTGGTTTTGTAGGCTTGTCAGAGTGTCAAGAACAGACTGAGAAGTACCACCGCCATTAGCACTAACAACTTTGATGCGTTCTGCAAGCTCAGGAGCAACAACCTCACCAACATTGAGTTCACGACCACTAGACAACTCAATAATAAGGCTACCGTCAAAATCAATCCGAGCAGAGGTGACAGAAACACCATCAGCACCGTCCACTCCATCGCGCCCATCTCTTCCAGGTTCACCACGCAGACCTTGAGGCCCTTGGCTCCCGTCCCGCCCGTCTTTTCCATCTCTACCATCCTTTCCGTCTATGCCATTTCTCAGGCTTGACGCTTTGTCTTGGATTGATGTACTCAAGTCACCAAACTTAGCCTCCAAATCAGACTTGATTTTCTTCAAGCCTTGGATAACTAGTTCGGTACTCTTGCCGATTGACTCTTGACGGGTGGCTTCTAGACGGGATTGTGCTGATTTTTGAAGGGCGGCAATCATCTCCATCTGCTGTTCGGCAGATATACCCGCGATGCCTAACTTCTTCTCTAAATCAACAATATCCATCACAAAAGTTCCTTGGATAAGCGGTCTAAAAAGTCTTTTTCAACCTGTTGACGCTTGTCTAGCATTTGCATCTCAACAATCTTGCCCTTATTCTTAATATCAGCCTCTTTGAGCATCAATTCTGCAATCTTGGCACGTTTGTCAAACTCACGCTGATTTGCATCGTCTTCATTTGGAAGGTTTTTGGTCAAAGCAGAAGCAATTTTGGCCTGTGTCTCTTGTGGCATCAACTGCACTTCAGTCAACAACTTCTGAGCCTCTGCACGATTCTGTTCAGCTTGTGTAGTTTGCACCGCAATCTGCGCTTGAGCCGCTTGCAGAGCCAATTGTTGCTGAACTTGTGCCAATTGTTGAGCCTGTTCATCAGGTTGGCTCATCTTGTCCAAAGCCGCCATCAATTCATAGCGGTTTGAAAGGCTAGAGTTAGCCAAAATGCCCTTCAAGATAATAGGCAAGACTGGTGTGTTAGGGCCAAGCGTCTGCAACAAGCCAATAAACTGCTGTTGTTCATGCTCACGGGCAATAATGCCAAGCGTAGCCGTGGGAATGAAGTTCATGTCCACAGAAGGATAACGCTCTGGGTCAAATTGCATAAAGCGGAAAGCGGCTTTCTTGATAAAAGGAATCAGGAAATCCTCTTGGAAGTTCACCAAAGTGCGCTTGTACTTCTTGATGATAGAAGCCACCGCCATTGACATACCGCCTTGACCACCATCACGGGCAACATTACTGACCATGCCCTGAGAATCTAAGGTTCCAGTAGCTTGCAACAACATACGCTCAAAAGCCTGTGCGGTTGCCAAGTTGTTGGGGTCTGTATTGCCGAACTTGAATGGATACAGAATCTCCGCAGGTGCGCCATTGGTCAGGATTGCCTTGCCAGGCTTGACTTCAAACTTCATTCCACGGGGCAGACGGGTTGCGTCCATCGCAATCATGGGTGAAGTGGTCAATGCCAAGGAATCCAAGTGGCTACGGGTCTGAGCATCAATAGCTTTTTGCATATTGAAGGCTTTTTCCACAGTACCACGACCCAAAAGACGGTTTGGCACAGTGTCATCTTGGTACGACAAGACGGGTCTATCCTTCATCATGTAAGGATTTTCCTCTGCCTTGAGCAACAAACCATCATTGGCAATCACCACAATGGCTTCTACCAAGTCTGAGTAGTCCTCTGCCACCGAGTTTTCAGGGAAAAGCTCGACAACCTCTTTGTTTTCCTTGAGATTGTTCAGATATTCACGGGGAACCAAGCCGTAGTAGGTCAACAACAGGACTTTTTCATCCTGATATTGGCTAATCTCTTGGGTTGGCTCAAGGTCTGTATCCTCGCCACTTGTGCCAATGTCTACCTTGCGATAGATACCCTTCTCAATACCACGGACAACCTTGTGAATCGAGACATACTTCTCAATCGCCACCCCCATACAGTCATCAATTGACGTACCGTTAGGGTCAAACAAGAAGTTCTTGGGGTTGACGGGGATGATCTTCACTCCGATACGGTCACGCTCAAGCACACCAATAGCGGCTTGACCCATTTGACCAGGTATCGGTTGGGTAGAGGGGACGTATTCTTTCTCTGTGGTGACAACAATCTCACCAATGCCAGTGCCGTAAATCTCTGCCATTAGCTCGATTTGGTCAATGGCTTTACGGATTTTGTCTTTCTTGAAGTCTTCCATGAGTTGAGACTTGATAAGCTCAACGTCAATGGGATTGTTGTTTACATCTTGGATGTTGTCTTCAATGTCGAAGAAGTCGCCCTGACCAAAGATGGCTTCCATGATCTCGGCATGGCGGGTTTCTACGGCTTGTTGGGTGGCGGGGGTGACGATGCGTGAACGCTCAGATTCACGGGTCTTGTCTTCAGAAGCCCATTGACCACGGAAGATGCGCTCGTACTCTAGCCAATCTGGTAGAAAGTTAACGTCACGGTAGTCCCGCCATTTTGTGCAATGGCTAGTCACAAAGTCGGTAAGTTCTTTGTCAGCCTCCGTAGGCTCGTAGAACTCGCTTTGCCCTAAATCGTCATCTTTACTTGTTGCCATTACACCCCCGATATTACGTCCACAGGTTCCCAATCATCTTCTTGGTCATCAACAAAGTATGAGGTAACTGCCAGTTGATCTAGATAACTAAGGCTGTCCACAAGGTCATCATGCACACCAATAGAAGGAAACAAAAGGAGTTGGTCAATGAACTCATCCCAGTTTTCTTCATTGTTCAGTATGATGCGACCATGCTCAAACCGCCCCTGAAGTGACCAGATAATACGGTCGGCCTTTTTGCGATTGCCGTGGGTCAAGTCAACTATGTGCGAATATACATTATTTTTCCGCATCAAGTCACTCAAATACGGCAAAACAGCGTTTTTCAGCGAACCCTTCTCAATTCCCACACTCAACGGCCTGTATTCCCGAATCTTCAGCAGAATCGTGGCAGCCGTTTCCCTCACATCCCACCGCCCATAGACAATCTCTTTGACAAACCACTTCCCGTCATCCGTGACCTTGACCACCGAGATAGCCGTTTGGTCAAGCCGCTTCTTGGAGTTAGCCGCCTGTTTAGCCACTTCCTCAAAGCCAGCCAAGTCGCAAGCAATGTAGTAGCTACCAAACTCAGGCTCTTCCCCGTATTTCAGCCATTCTTCCTTGAAGATGTTGCTACCCGCATTGGTGAAACTCGCCATGTATTCTTGCTTGAAAGCAAAGGTGGACAGGGTTTTCTTGGCAGCTTCAATCTCTTCAGGGTCAATCAGGGGGTTGTCTTGGGTGGTGAAATGCCAAGATTTCCAGTCTTTGTCCTCTGCGCCTTGGCCCAGTCTAAACATATCGTGGAACCAGTTTCTACCTTTGGGGGTTCCGATGAACATGGCTCGTCCTTTTTTGTCGGACAAGGAGGCTCGGATAACTTGTTCCCACGCTTCGGGCTTGATGTCGGCAACTTCGTCGAGGACTGCATAGGTGAGTGAAACGCCACGTAGCGTATCTGGTCTGTCTGCGCCTCTGACGTAGATTGTGGCTCCGTTGATGGTGGTGATGTTTTGGTTGTTGATGTGGGCATTTTGGATAACCTCCCGTCCCAAGTCCATTAAAACGTCCCAAATAATCTGACGCGCTTGCCCGTTTGTAGGGGCTACATACATCACGGCAGAACCTGCGGGACAGCGCAAAGCCTCAATCAGCAAGGTCACGGCCGCCAAGCGGGATTTCCCACAACGGCGACCAGCGGCAATCACTTTGAATCGGGTAGGGTCGGCAAAAACCTCTTGTTGCCAAGGCAGTAGGGAGAAGTTCAGGTCAGACATTCTTATCCTCTACATCATCTATGTCATCAGCATCTATGGTCTTGTGGCTACCAATCTCAACGCCACCAATCCCGCTAATCGTGATGTTAACCGCAGACCGCTGTTTTCCCTCTTTCTCAAACATGGAAACAGGGAGCATCCTATCCATGCACAGCTTAATAGCGGCTAGTTGGGCGGGGTGCTCGTCATTGAGGGCAATCTCCACGGCTTTGTGGACAACACGGCTACCCGCACTGTTTATTAGGAGATTCTTGAGTTCTTTGAGTTGCCCTGTCTCTGTTTTGGGCAAGGGCAAGATGTTTGGCTTATCAGCAAAGCTCGTCAAAGAGAACTTCTTATTGGTTGAACCTTTTGGGCGACCACGAGGCTTTTTAGTTTCTGTCATTACTTTTGTCCACAAGAGGGGAAGTTATGTTGGTGGCTCCCATAAAGCAGGGTGAGGGCGCAATTG